ATTCCGCCAACTTTCTTTACCACCCTCAATAAAGGAATCATATCTTCTGCAAATTGTTCAGCGGCCATTAATGCTTCCTGGTCTGCCATGATTTGTTTTTCCAGGAGAAGTTGGGCGCGATTTTTCATTCTGTCTCTTTAACCTCTTTCTTTGGCCTTCCCCGTTTCTTCTTTTCGGGCTCAGGGGCAGGAGGTTCAGGTGGAAATTCAACTACCGGTTCAATAGGCGGCTTCTGGACAGGTTCGACTACCACCCTGGCCCGATTTGCCTTGACCTTTTCCATCAACCTTATCCGCTTCTGATTCATAACCCGATCACCCATGCCGCCGGTCACAAGCATCTTGCCCCCTATTTTGGTTCCCGGCGCAATATCCCTTTCAGGCTTGGGCTTGGAAACATTTGGCTCATAGGGATTGCTTCCGGTTTTTACGACTCGCAATTTTTGCGGTCCGCCAAGAATCCTTCGTCTTAAACGACCAGTCATTATCATGATTTCTCCTGCTCTATTTTTTCATTAATGAATTTATCAATTTCATCCTTGTGTAGTTTTATGTATTCTTCTTTTAGCTTATCTTTTCGTCTTTCGCGATTCCAATTTTCCATATATTCTTTTTCATGTTTGTCGCGTTCATCTAAATAGAGTTGATATTGGTTTTCAATAATATCTTCGGGTGTTTCTTCTGGAAAAAGTGGAACATCAAATTCATTTCCGTGACCAATTACATAATGATAAAAAGGCACATTTTTAATAATGCGAAATTCTTCACTGTTGCGACAAACTTTTATAGGACCATCATGATGATTAAAGCGTTTGGGAAGTACATATACTTTTCCATCACAATTCGGTTTTCTACAAATAGCACAAACCAATATTTTATTGGTCATGATTCCTCCTCGGTTTTAATCATGGGATTGAAGAATGGATCCAGATATTTCATCTCCTGTGCATGGGCATACCGCGCTCGCATCGCGGCCTTAGCTTTTTCCTCTGTATCAGCACATATCCTTTTCCCGGTTTCCTTATTTCGGAAACACCACTTCTCTTTGCCGTCAACTTTTTCCTTTTTTATTTCGGTATAGGGCACATTAAATTCCTTCTTGATCTTCCTCGATTTTAATATTTTTGGCCACGGCCAATGCCTTCAATTCCTTTAAATATTCGGCCCGAAAATTCTTGTCATTTTTATTAATTATCTCTATAAGTTTATTTTTTTCCGCATGAGTAAGAATAGGCCAGGTTACACTAAAATATTTACCGATCTGGGTACCGAATCCATCTTGATTGTGATCCTTTTTTTTAATCATTTTTTCCTCCGTTTCTGTATTCCCTCAATATGCCCGCACTTGAGGCACTTGGCGCATACTTTCCAGCCGCGCTTCTTGGCCATGCAGGGACAAGGCTTAAGGAACATTCCCCTTCCGCATTTCGGGCAAGGCTTATCAATGATCTTCAGCCCGGCTACTTTCTTGGTAGAGCGGATGAAGATCATGCTACTTGCCCCGGCTGGCCTTGCGTTGCCTTGAGATAATCCAATTCTTCCTTCGCCTGGGCAGCATCGGCCACTTGTTTATCCGCCCGCCGCTCGGCTTCAACCTCGCTATCAATGCCCGGTATCTTCTCGGCCACGCTTTCCTTGCTGATAATACTGGCCGCTGCCGCCGGGATAAGCACCTTCTCAAGATGATCCCAAGTCTCTTGAGTGATCTGCGGAATATCTACCTTGATTTTAGTAGGGTCGAGTTTGGTTGATAACTGAGCATAGGCATTGGCATTGAACATTTGCATGGCCTTAGTGATAAGTTCCTCATAGGCTCCGATCCAGACTTGCCGCTCTTTGGTTGTTGCGGCCATAACCAACTCGCGGGTGTTGTCGCCCGTTGCCCTATTCTTGAGCAGATCCAAAAGGCCAAGATAATGAATCGGTATCCCCGTTGCGCCGCTAATCATCTTGGTCGTAAGCTCAATCTCAGCTATAAGATTCTGAATCCCACTCCCATCAATGCCCTTCATTTCAAACGTCCCGGTATGGACAATCATCTTGCCAATCTTCCAGTTAATGTCTTGGAATTTTTTAAGCAGACTATCTACTTCGGCCATCGTCGTAACCTGAAAATCAGGAGTCGGTGAGGCAAATAGATGATCTATTTCTCTCAGGTCGCGCAGCGCCTTATCCAGCCTATCAATCTGAGTCAGACAACGCATGAGTTTGGGCTGTGCTTCATTGGGGTCATTCAGGCGCCCGCCGAATTTCTTATAGACGAATTGAGTTTCTTCTAATGTTTCAGCCGCAGCCTGGCCCGTGGGCGTCCAACCCAATGTTTTATAATAGGCATAATCTTGAGGATCAGCCGTCACCGTATATTTCTTGGTACTCCAGGAGATAAATCGCGCCGATACCATGCCCGGCCATTCGCGCCAAGGCTCCTTCTCATAGATGAGCTTGAGTGCCAGCTTGCCCTCTATCTCTGCTTCCTTGGCTATCTCTCCCGCCATCTCCGCGTCCAGGTCATTCCAGGAAAAGAAATCCTCGCACCACTTCAATTCCCTCTCGGCCTCGGCCTTGGTTTTTGTGGTATGAATAAATTTGATTCCCTCACCCAAGATAAAGGCTGCCCTCAGATCAACAATGATTCCGGTATGGAGGCATCCCCAATCGGATTTACAGTTATATTTATCTGATATAGCCTGAACGGCTTCGGGATAGGTTTGGTATTCATTGCCCTTATATGCGCCCTGAACAGTCTGTAGGGCCAGGATATTATCGACAAGTAATTCCTGAATTTTTTTATATTGAACAATTGCATCCGCTGCCTCAGAAATAGACTTTTCCCTATTGGCAATTTGCTTCCGCATTTCCTGGACTTGCGCCCGCTTGGGGAAAAGACTATTAAAGATGCTCATCTTAGGTTAATGGATTTGCATTCCTTGAGATTATTTTCTCATCATTAAGAATAGACAAAATTAATTTGTAGGCTTTCGGCTCAATTTTTCTGGTTTCCTCATCGAGCATTGCCCGATTCTCGGTTGTGCCTCCGCCGAGATACCAATGTTTAAGCCAACCTTTGAGTTCACTTTGTAAATTCTTTTTCATATTTATTCCTTTATCGAAATCATTTGACCATCTGACATCGCCCCCAAAATAGCCATACCATTATTAATGGGAAAATATTGTTTTGGTTTAAAGTATATTCCCCCAAAAATAGGAAAATTTCTTCGCCATATAAAAAGAAATGTTTTCCCATCGGGCCAATTAACAAATTTAAATATAAGTTTTTGTTTTTTGACTTGTATGCTCATCTAATCCGGCCTCACATCATAGGGTAGAGTTCCAAGGGCAACGCCCGCCTGCTTCATATGGGTGAAAATTCCATAACGCACGGCATCCATGAGATGATCATCAAACTTGACGGGCTTATTAATCGGTTCGCCTCGCTTGTCTTCCTGCCAATGATAAGTATTCTTTTCTCGGATGAGATTAGTTGAACCAAGTACAACATGGATTTTCTTGCTTCTCAGGAAGTCAATCCCGGCCCGGACCGAATCGGCGCCCTTGTCTGAAGGCAAGGCCAGGAATCCGGCATCACATAATTCCTGGATGGATTTGGGTTCAGCCGCATCCCAATAGGTAATATCAGTCTGCTTAATCCCGGCAATCTTTGACTCCGAAGCGATGTCCGCATTAGTCAGACCGCGCCGATATAGAATTTCCTCAAGCCAGAATTCATCGGCTTTCCGGTAAATCCTGGCCACGGCCGCCGGGTCAACCGAATAGCCAAAATCCCCACCATAGAAAATCTCATCAAATTTAATTTTAGGGAGCTGGACGGCATCCCAATTCGGAAATATGACACCACGAGCCGCAGCCCATTGGCCCAGTCGATAAACCTTATGATGGAATTCATCGGCAATAGCATCGAGTATTTTGAGATACCCCATTCTCATTTCACGAATCGGGTTGTCCTCTATGGTCGATGAGTGGACAAGCGCGTCTGGATGTATCCGATCAAAAAACATCTCTTTAAGCCAGGGAGCCTCAGCCTCAAGGGGATTGAATGAAAGGATAATCTGCTGATAGGTTGGCCCCGGTTCACGAAGACAAAGATCTACGTCCATAAAATCTTGCCGAGTGAAGTTTGTCGTTTCCTCCATCCATATTCCGGTTAAGCCCTTGATGGATTTGATTTTTTCGGGGTCATCTAGGCCGTCAAACAGGAGCTCATTTTTTTGGGCTGAGCGATTAAAGAAAGTAATCATGCGTTCTGTTTTGTTAAAATCAAAAGCAACTTCATTCTCTCTCAGCACCCTGAGCATAACTTCAAGTACAGATTCCCGTACCCTGACACGAACTTTGCGGAGAATAAGAAACCGATGATTCCCCTCAAGCATACAGCGATAGAATAATTTCCTGGCCGCAAATTCAGACTTCCCCGATCCTCTACCGCCGCAAAGGACAAGATAGCGATTCTTATTCTCCAAGAGCGGGAAAAAGGAATCGGAAAGAATGAGTTTCATTTTGTATGCACTACTTCAATTGTCATCTTGCCATCAATCTGAATATTGCCGGATTGTTCAACTTCTTGCGGGAATAGTTTTGTTATCATCTGGTAAAACATGGCGCGGTTGCGCCTGTTTTCTTCTATCCAAGTTTTAAGCCCATCCGTTCCGCCGGTTTGTTCAAAGGCATCTAGAAAAGACCGCTTGAGTGAGGTGAATTTATTCAAGGTACCCTTACGTTTGCCGGCAGGGTTTCCAGACTGGCCCGGCTTGAATAATTTCCTGTTTTTTTTCTGCATTTTACAGGTCATCCTTCTATCGTCACCCTCACGGTTTTATCGGCCTTATGAAGTCGGTTGATCTTATCCATCAAGTCATCGTCTTCGGCATTTAATTCAAGGGTAAGCCTGGATCCCTTATCCCCGGATACAAGAGACTTGATGGCATTCAGTTTCACAAGCGCCTCGAAGGTAACTCGGTTTTTCATTTCCCGTTCAGCTTCCCTTGAATCCAGTCCAGGCGTTTTTCTTGAGCATCCTGACCTTCTTCTATCCTGGCAATTGCAGTGCCTTGGACTTCAATTTTTTCTCCAAGCTTGGCCAAGGCTAGCTTGTGATCCTTACAGGCCTGTGCTTCACCTGGTGCATGAGGGTTATATCTATATTTCCCCTTATCGTTCTTTGCCTTGAGCAGGCCGATCAACAGGACAATTGCCTGGGCCAAGAGCATGAGGGTCGGGAAAATGTATTTTTCCATTATTTTTCTTTCATCCAAAGAATTCGATTTGTCTTCTTGAAGGGATAATAAATGCCGTACTTACCGGGATAGTCATGCGCTCGAAGGTCATAGAAAAATAGTTCATCCCCGCCGGAGAAACCGTGGGGAGTATTGTGATTATGGATAATGGCGATTACGTCTTCGAGACGGCGACCGATGGATTTCAGATATTCCATCCGCTCATTGACCGTACCGAAGATGATACCGTCATGATGAGTGGACCAAGTGGCGATATCATAATCGGGGAAGATCATGATTGAGGTCTCGAAAGGTTCCCGGAAATAGGGCTCCAGAAGATTTCCTTGGCCAACATAGGCTATTTCCCCGCCCTGGATAGATATGGTCGCTTCTTTCGGCTCCGTCTCCGCTTGAGAAGTAATCATGAAAAATAGCGATCCTCCGCAGAAGATCATCCCCAAGATAAGGATGACGGAGAATAGGCGGTGGTTCATTTTTTTAACCAGTAATTAAAATCCGTGCCCTCATGGAAATGGTAAAAATGGCCATCAAAGATCATCCCGAAACCAGGATTCCACTCGGGATGAGAGGTCGTACGCTCATTGCAGTAATCTATCCGGCTCACGTCGAATAAGCCGCCCAAATCAATGGCCATATATTTTCCTGATCTGTCAAACCGCAGGGCCGTGAAGTGGCCATGAGCATTGAGGACATGACGATGGAACTTCTCGGCCAGACGCACGGCTACAGATGCCGATATCTGGCTGTAACTCTTGGGATGAACTACCAACCATTTATCGCCGATGAACATCCTGTCGTATTTGGTATATTGGAATTTCTTGGTCCAGGCATCTCCGAATTTGCCAAAGATATCGTCCGCTCGGAGGTGGCCATTCGTTTGAATCCCGATCCGGCGTTCATGATTCCCCTGAATGAGATAGTTGATGTCGAAATATCCGAGCGCCTCTATCATTGAGGTCATTCCGGTCATTTCTCTTTCTAGGCTGGATTGATGCTCTGAGTAGAAGTGCTTAATAAAATCAAAATCAAAGAGGTCGCCCACTATGACGTGTCTCTTGATCTTAAATTTCTCGGCTACGGCCAGTAGCCGATTGAACCAGGGGATTGAATAATAAGGGCCGTGATAATCGCAGGAAATGATGTAATTATCATCCGACAATTGGGGGGCTTGATAGGTAGGGATTAATTGATCACGCTCCGGGGAATTGACTAAATAATTAGTCGACTTAAATCTCGTAACTACATTCGATATTGCCGGAAATGATACCGTCTCCCCAAAATGTTCAGTCATGGCCCGACTTATCTGAATAACAGTCAAGCCATCAAGCCTCAGTTTTTGGAAATAGGCTATTCGTTCATCCGTCCAGCGAAAACCATGAGCATAGGCCATTTATTTGTCCTTTTCACACTCGGCCAGCTTGATCTGGAGTAACTGGGCCTTAGCCAGCCACTTGAAGTACTCGAAGACAAAGCCCTCTTTCACTTCCCAGTTGCCATTGGAAAGTTTCTGCACCACGAACGACTCTACCGGGAGAATCTTCGGCTCGGGCGTCTTACAGGAGAGGCCGCAGATACTTAGCGCGATAAGCGTTAAGAGCAGCAGCGTCCCCGGCTTCAAGAGCCTTGAGAATACCTTGTTCATCTTTCTCCCATTCGGTCAGGAATTTATCGGCCTGATCTTTATGCAGAACCGCGAAAGCCTCTTTCAGGAGTGCAAGCGCGGCAAGAATTGCGTCGAGTGTTGCAGGCACTTAATCCCCCAGAATCAAAAACGGGTCCACGATTTTATATCCCCCCCGATGACTCAAGGGGCGTAATTTCACATAAGCATTCTGTCTGATAGCATCATTCCGGGTCAGGGTTTTGGATCCACCGCCGGCCGCGCCTATGGTGTGATCATTGTCGATCATCATTTCGACATGAAC